AGCCAATTTCTTGGCTTTATCCAATAAATACGTCATCACATCAGGCTTAAACGAACTGCGCTGACGATACTCAAGAATGCACATCTCAACCGTGTTGTTGATCATCGCCATGTCAGCCCCCCCCTGCGTCAGTGCAGCTTTTAGTTCTTTACGGATAAAATCTTCTGCGTTCATCGCTATTGCCCCAATTCCATCTTCAAACAGATAGCTTGCTCAATTAACTGCTCCACTTCTGCTAAGATTTTCTCTTTCTCGTTCTGAGATAAATCACGTCCAAGATCTGAGTTAGAACTGACCGCACTTTTAATCTCTTTGCCAATTCGTCCGCTTGATTCCGCAATATCTAGAAATCTTGCTAGTACGTCTTGACCGCAATCAGCACATCTAGGCATAGGCACAACGATGTGATCGATTTGTGCTGCAATAGCGGAGAGTGTTTTCTTGCTTTGAACGGTGGCGATAAGTTCGATCGCTTCAATAAAGCTCAGCTGGTTCTGCTCGCAATCCACATTGAGTTTGTTGCTAAGAATGTTTGGCGACTTCTCTAACGTATAAGCAAGAGAAGTGATACCACCCGAGCTGTTCTTACAATCTCGGTGTAACAATCTCTGTATCTCTTTGCTATTCATGAAAAATAATTCCTTTTCTTGAAGATTGTTTTTTAGTTAGTTGGTAAGTTAACCCCATACGTCAGGGCGGATATCTGCTTTCTTTACTACCCCACTAGTTAGGTTTTCGATTTTCTTAGCTAGCTCAATAGGGGCTTTTGAATATCCTTTTTCGACCTGGCAAAGAAATGACTTTGAAATGCCTAGCTTTCTAGCAAACTCAGCTTTGAATCCGCGGGGGCGATTTGATAAGTAGTTTTTAAGTTCCATTTCACCTCCAGCATTAAAAACTAAATATAGTTTAGCATTTAATAAATACAAAAGTAAACATTATTTATCATTTGCTAGTTTAGTTATTACTAAATATCATTAAACTGAATAGGAGTACTTTATGAATCTAGACAAAAACGAACTAACACAGGTAAGAAGAGAAAATCTAAAAAAATGGTTTTCAGACAAAGTTGTGCCTGAAAAAGATAGAAGTTATGTATCTCAGTTAATTAGTGGGAAGACGCCATCATTTGGTGAAAAGGCAGCAAGAAGATTAGAAAGTGAAAATGGAATGCCAGCGTTTTACCTAGATATAAAACAAGGCAGTATTGAATCTAACGTAAAAGATATTGGCTCATTTGATTTGTGGGATCGCAATACCCCACTTCATGACGAAGATATCGAAGTACCATTTTTACAAGATATTAGGCTTGCAGCTGGTAATGGATTTGCAGATGACATCATGGACTATAACAATTTTAAATTGCGCTTTTCTAAAGCAACATTACGTAGACAAGGTGTGCAATATGAAAATGCAGTCTGTGTTGTGGCAGAAGGTGACTCAATGGAACCTGCAATACCAGATGGAGCAACTGTTGGTGTAGATATGGGGAATAAAGTTATTCGTGATAACAATATCTATGCAATCAATCATGGCGGATTATTGCGCATTAAAATTTTAAACAAAATGCCAAATGAGCAAGTATTGATCAGAAGTTTTAACTCAACATCATACCCAGATGAAATAGTAAACCTAGATGAAATTGTAGTGATTGGGAAAGTATTTTGGTATTCGGTTTTGTTGTAGGTCTTCTGGTGGTCTGTGCTTTGCGATTAGTTGGATTAGTAAATAAGCTGCTGTATTAGCTTTACATTTTATGTCCCCTTTGTTACTGATTCAAAAACACACTTTTAGGTAAAAAATATTACATCATGAAGAAAAACTATGTTATGATTTATTTGCAACTAAAGGTTAGTTACAGATGAGTAAAATTACAAAACTTAGAGATAAACTTTATAAAACTCCTCCTCCCACAGACTTTACATGGGAAAACTTGAAAACACTCTTAACTAGTTTAGGTTTTAATGAGGTTCAGGGGAATGGTTCTCGCGTTAAGTTTATTCATGATGTATTAGATTTTCCAATCATAATACACAAACCTCATCCGCAAAACACATTAAAACAATATTCAATTAAGCAAATTAAAGAAGCATTGGACGAATTAAAAACACTCTTAGGTGAATAAATATGACGATTATGCAATACAAAGGCTTTCTAGGAAGCGCAGAAATTTCCCAAGAAGATAAGATCTTGTTTGGCAAATTATTGCATATAAATGGGCTTATTACTTATGAAGCCGAGACTTTTCCAGATCTAGAAAGCGCATTTAGAGAATCCGTAGATTATTATTTAAATGACTGCAAAGAACGCGGAATAAAACCACAAAAAAGCTGTTCTGGTACATTTAACATTCGTACTACATCGGAAAAGCATCAAAAATTATCATTTTTAGCTACAGCATCAAACATTTCATTAAACTCATTAATGAATGAAGCTGTTGATTTAATTATTGACAAATACTCGCATGAACTCTCAAAGAATTTGGCACGCACTGTATTTGAATTTAATTGGAATCATAATGAAAGCTTTAGACATCAACTAACACAATGGACTTTTACTAGCTCCCAATCAAGTAGCTCTAAAACATCAATACAGGAGTTATTATGAAATTTAAAATCATAGATCAAGCTATAATTTCGTATTCATTTCAATTAAGTAGCTTTAAAAATAATGATACTAATGAAGAGGTCACGAATGAAGGGAAAATTATTATTGGTGTTTCTATTCCTGATGAACTCTCTAAGGAAGAAAATATATCATTAATAACGGATTTAGAGCTTACTTCGCCAGAGTGTAAGTTAGAACTAAAGATGGCTTTTCATATAGAGAAAGGAAGCATTAAACTTAATTATCTAAAAGAAAAAGAAAAAGAGCTGTTAATGAGTTTTTTCCCTTACATTATAACCACAGCAAAAAACTTATTATCTTTTTCAAACATTCCAGTATCTGGAATGCCATACTTGCCACTTGATCTAACGCAAATATAAATCCATTAATAAACCGCCGCCATGGCGGTTTTTCTTTACCCTCAATTCATTAGCCAATCAAATTTCCCTATTTTCTATCCACTAATCACTTTGTGCTTTGTTTCTGATGCACTATCCATTCTATTTTCTGTGACATAGCTCACAAATTCAGCAATTAATCAAAAAATTTCAAAAATATTTTTCTTTGGAAATCAATCTTTTACTAAACATTAAGCAGATTTTAACTAAATTTTACTAAATAATCACTTTACTAAATATTTAGCATTTGCTAAATTATATCCAGCAAAACGAGATACACATCTCAACGCTCTTTAAAAATCTAGATGAAAAAGCCCCTTTCGGAGCCTTGATATTAGTTTTTGTCTTCAAGACAAATAATATCTGTGAACTGGTTAGTTTGTCGTACCAAATCAATACCGTGTAAACAGTCAAAATACTGCTTATAGCCTTCACCGCTATCAGCAATAATTTTACCGTTACTTGCTCTCAAACGCCACCGCCATTCGTCGCAAGCGTCTAAGTAAGTCTCAAATTTCATAAGGAGTACCTATGGAAAAGAAAATGAAAAAATACCTTTTTCACTATCCATTCAATGGTTCAAATTGGGCTTGTGATGTTTATGCAAACAGCCCCGAAGAAGCCAAAGAGAAAGTAAAAGCAATGTCCCAAGCAATTTACGATGGCGAGTGCAAGATGGAGATTTATATCCCTGAAAACCCACTATCAAAAATCGCAAGGTTAATTAAAAGTTTACTCCGAAAGTTTAGCTAATTCCATTATTTCATCTAGATATTAAAAGCATCTAATGTTCTTTAAAAATCTACACATCACAAGTTAATCAGAGTTAGCCTTACTGATTAAGTAGTCTGTGATTGCGACACAATTTGGTTAAGTGGATTAAGGTTACTTGATTAAGACCTCCACGTGCTAGCGACACAAATCAAGACTTATTTTAAAGCGCATTTAAGTAAGTGTGCTTTCAAATGAGAGAGAAAGGAGCAAACGATATGAAAGTATCAAAAATGCTAAAACAAGCAAAGCGTCTTGGTGAAAGACAAAAGCAGTTATGCAGTAAAAAGCAGTCTAATCGCGTTAATGCGGCTTTAATAGATGTTCCAGTTAAAGCTAAAAAGTTAACGGATATTGCGAATTATAACTGTAACAAAGGGCAATCAGGCGTTAATACAGTAAGAGCTGTACAGAAACGCAGATTGGGTTGTAGAGAATTAATCAGTTGACATCCTCCCCTGCCTAAAGGCAGGGGATTCCTACTAGCTCCCACAGCAAGCTGTGGG